AAATATTCTTCTAGGTCTTGAACCTCAACCTCGATTAACTCCCATTTGAGTCTTTTTTCAAAATTCTTATGAAGACACAATTCAGGATAAAGATGCTTCCTTTCAAGAAGTAGGGATTTCAATTTTTCCATTGTGTCCTCAAAAACAAATTCACAATAATAAATAGAATACGAGGTTTAATCATGGCACTTACCAATTTTAGAGAATATCTGAACTCCAAAGGCAAAACAATAGAAAAAGCCGAAGATATTATGGATTTGCAAATGGATAAGTCACCAGATGCACCAGAAAAATATGCTACCCATGGGAAAAACTATGCGTTTTCGGCAGCATTAGATAGCAAGCCATTGCCGTACTCAGCCAAAACAATTGATGTAGCTCAAGGTAAGGAAGATCAAGCTGGTTTAGGTTTCTTTGGAACTCCCGGCATCGAGTACACAGACACCAGAACAAATGTTGTTAATTTTTCTGAATTGAAGGAACATTGTGGATGCGAAAGCAAAAAGGCACCATTTGTTGTTGCTTACTCATCAGGAGCATTCCATCCTGATCCAATTCAAGCAATCAAATATATTGTGTATCTGACCAATGAGAATGAAAATATTCTAAAAGCTTTGATGCACGAAGCAAGGAAAATGGGATGCCTTGAAAAGTATACCGATTATCTAACAAGATTCCCAGAAGTATATCGAAGTCTTGGAAAGCGTTATGGCGGTGATGATGGGATTCATCACTTAGCTCATAAAATAAGTTCTATTTAAAATCATCTAAATCTATATCATCTTCGAATATTATCGGAGTATTTTCTCCAACATATGCGCCAGCTATGTTGAAATTAAAATACTCTATTGCATCCTCATAATCCATATCATTACACAATTTTTGAAGTATCTTCTTCTTGCTGTAAACAACTGATAATTGATGAAACTTGGTCCCCGTCCCCATGATTGCATCATCGAAACCATCCATAAAAAGAACATTGCACCCGAATTCTTCACACATATTCGCAATTTTTTCTCGCATGTTTTGTCTCCTAAACTTAAATATAATAGATGAAGATGAATGCAAGTCAACAGGGTGTTAAAATTTAATATGTATGAAATAGTAGTAGCCAGATTTGAAGAAGACTTGTCATGGCTTAATGGCATTAAACATAAAATCAAAATTTATAATAAAGGTCAAAACAACATCAATCGAGATTTTATTCCTCTTGCAAATATTGGAAGAGAAGCGACCACAATTCTTTATCACATAATAACTCAATATGACAACTTAAGTGAATACACTATTTTCTTACAGGGAAATCCATTTCAACACTATACAAAAACAAAAGAACTTTTACACGGCATACCAGAAAGCATAGAACCACTTTACAAATTCAGCGATGGCTGCTGGGCAATCGCAGATAAAATACTAAATGAAACTCAAGAGAAAATTAGTCCGATGCGAGTCTATCCAGCAGATTTTCACGACACATTTTTTAGAGTTCCAAAGAAAAATTTTCTATACGCTTCTGGAGCACAGTATATTGTTCATAAAAATAATATTCGAAACAAGCCAATCACATTCTATAAAAAAATCATGAGTTCATTTTCTTGGAAAGGACACGAACCATGGAGTATAGAAAGAGTTTGGCCTTCTATATTTGATAAAGAAAACAAATATAAAATAAGAACAAAAGATATGTTTCTTTAAGACTGTTTTGTTCCATCATGCTCTCTGAACCATTTCGTAATAATTACCTTTTCACCACGCTCGACAGGCATGCCCCAATGTTCTGTCCAAGGATTACCATCCCCATTTGGTAAAATGTTATTCCAGAATAAAGCGGTCCTTTTCTTGGGGGCAAAATCTATCCCGATCTTAGTAAACTTGGTATGTCCACCCGCCGTGACATCATTCAAATAAACCATAAATGTCCAAGTCCTTTGTCCCTTATCTAAATGAACTTGATTATATGCAGAGTTTTTATCAAACCAATCATTATGTGGCTTGAACTCTTGTCCCACTTCATATAACTGTCCTTGCGGTTCTTCAGAATTCCCATAGGGAATTCTTAAAAAATCATGAACATATTTGTTCATTTCCATATTTTCTGGTGTTTCGTGCAATCTAAGATAAGAAGTTCTACTTGTTCTTACGGTGGCTTCTGCCTCTGGGTTAGTCACCAAAGACTTGGTCAAATTACCTTTGATAATTTGCACAAACCTATCACATTGCTCATCAGTAAAAAAGTCTTCGACTTCATAAAGCTCTACATAGTTATTATCTATTCTATGTGCTCTTGGGTTATCAGCTAAAGGCTTGTAAAGAGGGAAAATAATAGGCTTTTCATCATTATCCAAAATTTTTTGTGTTTGTCTTCTGATCAAAGTTTTAACATTGGAAGGCATGAAATTTAATTCTTTGGCTATTGCATCCCAACAGAAGCCATGATTCAGGAGAATCACGAATAGATTCTCTTTATTCTTTTCTGCTTTCACATGATTCCAAATCCACCACTTCCAATCATCGCTAAATGTTTTAAGAAGCATTTGTAAATCTCCAATGATAAAATGATTGTATTACCATTTGATGTTTTTCGCATTGCAGATCATCTCTCCAATGGTTCATCGTTGTTCCCAATATTAAAGCACCATCGCCAACTCTTGTCTCAAATCCTTTGATGCCGTCTACAGTTTCAACATATAAAGGCCATGGCTTGTTGATATTACTGAATGTGCAAACAGTTAAAGTTATATCAAGACCTTCTCTATCTTTATGCTTTTTTAGCTTCGATCCATCATAATAAATTCTTGTATAACTGTTTTCTTCTTTGATGTTATTAAATCCAGTTGCCTGTTTAATTTGGGGAGTCAAATCATGCAAAAGCTTTTCATATAACGGAATCCTTGCTGTCCCATAACTGTTGCCATAATGTGAGTTATCGACCTCATGACTCAATCTATTCTCCATCATCATACGGAGAGCAGCTTGATTCAATTCATCGCATTGTTTTTGATTTAAAAGCTTTTCAAAGAAAATATACATAATAGCCTACTTTTAAACTATTATAGTATATTTTTATCCTAATTTGAAAATTTTAACTTAATTTGTTTTCCACCTCTAGCCTCGCTCAAAAATCTTGAGAAAAGCAAACCATGTCGTATCGGATCAACATCGGTGACACCCAATAAATAAAGAATCAAAGACCCACCACCAGAACCTCTTCCGGGGCCAACAGCCTCCCTTCCATCTCCCCAACCCAAAAGCTCAGGACAAACTCTTCTGGCCTCATCGGTCATCATCTTCTGGACTAGAAAGTAACTAGCAAACCCCTTTCGTGTGATTATATCAAATTCTTCCGCAACTCGTTTGCCGTATTCCCCTTGTGGCTTGATGTTTCTAAACCGCAATCCATCTGCGACAGCCTGCGCTAGAGCTTTCTTTTCTTCCTCTTGTAGTGGAAATTTTATGCTTCTGTCTAGTTCAACGCCCTTGGCTTTTTGACAAATAGCAACTGTAGTGGCCTTGGCTTCTTCAAATATTTCGAGTGGTATGACATCACTATATTTTTTTTGCCACATCTCATTAAGCTCTTCTTCTGTTTTCATCCACAAATTACTGTCTTGGAGTTCAAAAAAATCTTGATTTTCATTTTCTTCAATCATCTTTTGTATTTCTGGCAAAGTTCTTTTTGTCTGAATCATCAGCATCAATCTTTGATAATGACTATCTTCCTGTTTGCAATAATGTCAGTCGTTAGTAAGAATAATTGGAAGATTATACTTATCTTTCATTTTCAAAATGAAAACATCATATGGTTTTTGCTTTTTGAAATCCAACATCATAATTTCTAAGTAAAACTGACCTTTGAACATGTTGATATATCTTACTAAAACTTCTTCAGCTGCTTCCTCCCCTTTTTTATCGAATGTTCTGCCTATTTCACTTGCATAACAGCAAGATGTAAAAATCAATCCTTCTTTATGTTTTTGAAGCATCTCATAGTTTACACGGGGTTTCGCATAGAAACCCTTCAGAAAACCATAAGATGATAATTGAACAAGATTGGAATAACCTTGTTTAGATGTGGCAATCGCAAGTAAGTGACTGCCTTTTACTTTGAATTCTTCAAGCTCTTCAGGACCAAGTTGGTCCATGAATTTCTTTCTACTCTCTTCATCAGGAGTAGGCTCGGAGTGCATGCGGTTGACATATAACTCACAGGCAAAAATTGCACTAAGCTTATTTTTTCCGTGTTGTTCACAAATTTGTTCACAAGCTTTTACTTGTCTGGGAACAGCACCGAGCATGCCATGATCACTTATGCAGAGAAACTGACCATGGTGGTGCCAATGCTCTGCGTATTCTTCAACTTGGCCAAATCCATCTAAAAGACTATAGTTTTTTGCGCCCCCGGCATTAAATTATGCCGGGGGCAGTATGTCTGTGTGAAGATGTAGGTGTTCAAAACCTACTATCTTCACACTTGACCCTTGGTTGGACATGATTTTACCTTAAAACCTTTTGATTGAAGCCAGTTTTCAAAAGCACAGGCATCATAGTTGTCATTTTTAACACAGTTCTCAACAACTGTCAATGGCTGTAAATTTTCCAAACAATTAATTAATTTAATGTCTCTAATGCCATAGTCTAAAAATGCTTTAATAGGAAAAATATGATCAAGGTGCCATTTTTTTCCTATTAATTTATGCCAGTTTTTGTGATTAAATATGTGTTCCCGTAGTTGCACAGCGGTATAGCCCAACAATTCTTTTGTTTTTTTGTTTTTATTTATTTTTAAATATCTTATGCAAATGTTAATCATCGATCTGCATTTCTGTCTAAACAAATCATTAGTCCTTTTCTTTTCACGATCAGATATCCATTCATAATGATGAGAACCACTTCTTCCTAACAAAGAACAAGCAGGACACCTAGGAACTTTTTGGAAATTATTTAAAGTTTTTTTATGATTCTGTCCGCATTTACAAATAAATTCTACTGGCAGTCTTGCTTTTTTATATAAGCCAATTAATTTGCATCCTTGATCTTTGAAAAATTTTGCAACTTGATCTTGTGATAAAGTTTGCTTCTTTGAATTTTTTATGTTACCACATTTTTTGCATCTATTACCTTTTCTAAAACTATCAAATACTATTTTAGATTTATTGCCACACTCACAAATATAATCTAATTTAGCTCTGGCATTTATGTAATTTTCACTTAGAAGATAACAGTTCCTATCTTCAAAAAATTTTTTGACATAGTCATATTTAAGTTTGAATTTATTTTTTAAACAATTTTTACATCTGCCTCCTTGCATAAAATTACTTAGTTTTATATAAGAAATATTTCTGCAAACACAAATATATTTTAATTTATTTTTTGCATTACAATACCTGTCCAATAATTTGCACCCAGCATCTTCAAAAACTTTGACAACAAAATCTTGATCATATTTTTTACCTTGCGCCACAACCCACCTCAAATAGATTAGCTTTTCATAATCTATCTAGTGAGCAGTAGTAAAATTTTAATTTATCAACTTCTTGTCAAACCGAATTCCCTTTTATACTGTTCTCTTGTCAATTGAATTACATTTGACCCGTCATTCTCATCGCAATAAAACATGAGTTCTTCTTGGTTTTCATCTTTGGTGACCAGAAGAACTGATTTGCCAGAAACAGCATTTAATGATTTCAAAGTTTCATCAAGGTACGGCATATACAAAGTTCTGCCTTCCCATTGATGCTCTAAAAGCATTATGTTCCTACCAAGATGATTGTGGTCGGTCATCCTAATATCTGGTAAACCTCTGTTGGAATATCTTTGAATGAGCTTTTTCTTAATTTTCTTGGCATCCTTTGATTCAATTACTACTTCACCATTAGGATACTTTTTCCATTCAAAGAACTGATACTTTTCGCAAAAATCCTGAGTAAAGAATTCATTGATCAAATTGACATCATCATATATCTTTACAACTTCAAAAACTTTATTTTTACCCTCGCCAAGCTTCAAATCCCAGTTTTCTTTTTCTTTGAAACTAGCACAATTGTCGTAATCAGAACCAAACCTTCCTTTATCCCATCTTTCCTCAATATCTATCAACAAATTAAACCCAAGCTTATATGGGTTCATACTGTACTTACCACCAAGAACACCAGCCTTATGAATCGAATACTCTACAATTCCTTCATCATGACTCTTTTGACCCAAAGCACAAAGCCCTTGTTTGGCTATCAAATGGTAGTCAACATAGCTGGCAAATCCTTCATTCGCCATTTTTGTCATGCCTTGTGGAGCAAAATAGTGTGCTTCGTCATAAAGCATACTCATGATGTCTGATTGCCAAGGCTTGAGATTGCAGTTATCTTTTATCCATCCATAAATATCTCTTTCTGGAGACCGGGGTATTCCCAAATCTTCAATTTTTTCTTCTCTTTCAATACGATACTTCTCTGACTTAATATATTCTTTTGTATTGATCCAATCTTCCATATAATTTCTATCTTTGTCTATTTTAATCCTTTTTGGATAACGATATTTTCTTTCATCTCTAACAATAGGATTTTTTACTTGTCTAGTTTCCCAAGCTTTGGATGGATCAATCAAAGTTTCGATTCTTAATAAATTATCAATAAATTCAGTTACTTTTTCTTTCCCCCACCTTGCCATATACTTTCTGATTCTGCTGCCATGGTTAGCTAGCTCATTAATCATATTCTGGGATGTGTGTTTGAAATAGTGGTTATTCTTGAAAAAGTGGTTGTGCCCAGTAGCATGAGCAATAACAGTAACATTATCAAGAAGGGTATTGCTATTAAGGCAATAAATGTAGCAAGGATTTGTATTGAGAACCATTTCATAAATGCGATGCATTCCATACATGTAACCTCGTTGCAGTTCTTCGTACTCCATACCCCAACGCCAATGGGGATATCTTACTGGAAACCCTCCATAAGCTGCAACTTCGGAAATTTCGTCATAGGTAAGCATTTGAACCACGGTGGGATAGAAATCCAATCCGAAGTCTGTGCATGCCTTTAAAATATCTGGAATTAAAACCTTCAATTCATGTGGTATAGAAACACCGGGAGTGGTAGCACTCCCTTGCAGAATTGAAGAGCCATACATGAATTTGTCAGTCATCGCAACCTCAAGATATCTTTGTTTTACCAAGCAAGTCTTTAATAGCTTTTAAAACGGCCTCGTTTCTTGCCTCACCACTTAGGTTGGAGGAAGAATTTTCTATTTCAGCCGTCTTTATATTTTCACCAAGTGTATCATCCTCTTTAGCATCTCTGACTGCCTCCAAAACTGATCCACGATAGTCGTATGCAAAAATCTGCGTAATTCCAACAAAATTGACGACTTTTTCAGGGAATTCTTTTTTCAAAGTCTGAATAAAAACTTCGTTGTCATTTATTTGATTTTCACCATCGGTAAAGTAAAACACATAAATATTCCATTTATTTGGCGGGAACCTATTTTCAAATTGTTTGGCAATTAATTTTAGTGAGGAACTGCAAACTGTTCCACCACCAAATCTATATTTGTAAAATTTTTGTTCGTCAACTTCTTGTGCTTGTGTATCGTGCCATACAAACATTCTTTCAACACGCTTATAAAATCTCTTTATCCATACATCAATCCACCAAGCCATATCTGAAACTATTTCGCATTTTGCAGTATCCATGCTGGCGCTTCCATCTCTTGCATAAATTATCAATGCATTAGTAGATGGGTTTTTGATCTCTTTGTATTGTCTATACCTCTTGTCACTATTAATTGGCAGAATCAAACGAACTGGGTCTTTATACCCCGGCACTTGATGCAACTGATTGATTTCCCCCGTGCTACACATTCTTTTCAACGCAGTAAGCATGGTTCTTCTAGTATGCCTAAGCGACTCTGGGCCAACTAAAGAAATATTATTGTATTTAATTTTTATATCTTCAAAAGTATTATCTTCTTTCGGATTTAAATCAGGAAGTTCCAATTCATCTTGTAAGAATTTAAGAATTTCTTCCAAATCTAAACTGATTGTGATGCCTTCTGCCTCTTCCGAGCCAGCTTTATTACCTTTGCCTTTTCCCTTTGGATCATCTCTTCCGATAACATCTCCCGGCTTTCCATCTCCTCGTCCAACACCTGTGCCGTTGTTACCGAAAACAATATGTGGAATGTCAATTTTTGGAATGGAAATTGAAATTTTCCCATTCTTCCCTCTGCTTCTAAAAATATTTCCCGATTTTATAAATTTTTTAAGCTCCTTACGAATTTTACCAGAAACAACATCTCGAAATTCTTTATGGTCTTCATTTATTCTACGAGGAATAAGTCACCTCTCTTTCAGTTTCCTTTAAGTATACTTCTATGCAACCATGTTTTGCAAATTAATTTTCATCAAAATATATACGAAAAAACCAGAACCATTAGACAAATCTAACGGTTCTGGCTCTGTCCTAAAAATGCACTCATTGAACAATATTAAAAAAGAAAAGCTGAACCAATCTGGCCTTACTTGCATCTTCGACAGATAAGCCCTCATAAGTGCTGGCAGAATGTATCAGCTTTGCATCCCAAATTGCTAACCTATTATAAACAGCGCCGACCTTATCACATAGCTCCCAATTATCTGGATGTACAAAATTATATTGATTGTATATTTCTGAATCTGCTTTTTGAATCGCTTCTTGGTTGGCAAACTTGTGCGACTCTAGTGGATTAGCTGGAGGTCTACGGCATCCATGTTTCTTGCTTTTCCAGAAACTTGTGCCAGCAGTTATAGGGGCATCAGGTGTTAAGTATATTGCAGCTGCATAGTTTTGAGCATCACTATGGTATACCAAGGGGTCTTGAAAACCTGTGATTTGGAAACAGCCATTAGCAATCTGGAACAGCCAGCCCTCAATTTGTGTACCCAGAAGTCTTTCAAACTCTTCCTTTAAATAAGGCCACAAAAACCTTTCTGTGGTCCTTTTACCCTTATACCAACGAAGGTCTTCGTGAAACTCTTGTTCAAGAGCCATCCCTCTAATATCATCAGGATTTTTGTAAAAATTGTCAACTACAAGCAAATGTGGATTTCTTTTGTTGAAAATATTATGATTTACCGAAAATGAACTAGAAAAATTTAAATCTTTTTCCAAGACCCACATAGGAAGATCGACATCTACTGGCCTGACATAATACTTAGGCAAACCATCTAGGCCTTGGCCAATCTTTTCAACTGTACAATCTTGTTTAGAAAACCGTACTTTTTGGCCTACAGAAAATTTAGGATTCATTATTTTTACCCTTTCGCTTCTAATTTGAATTAAATTCTAAAATTATGACAGAATCAACAACTATGACTTGCTTTCCAAGAATATTAGTTATTTGACCAACTACTTTTACTGCTTTTTCTTGTTTTTCTGCTCGATCTAGCAAAACTTTTTGTTGTGGATTTGTAACAATTAACTGATGTTTATACATGACGGCATTCGGAAATTTTCCGACTGGCATATGACTAAGTGTTAAAATGTTCTTGTCATATTCAACATAGCCAGAAAAAGTTTTAGTTGGATAATTTTCTGAATCGAATTGACTAAAAATATCAAGTGGGCGTTTTTGTAAATCTGCTGTATTAATAAAACAGGTCAGCAACAAAAACGCCCACATTTTGATTACTCTCCAGAGTTAAAAGACAGATCAAAGCCTTTATCTGTCTCAAGCGGGGATGAGAACTTCATGTTCAAGAAAAAGTCTCGTAGCTCGTTGGGCAGGCTATTGATTAGCTCACCCAAGGTTGCATCAGAGGCCCATCCGTTCATGATATGCTCATCGAGGTCTTCAAGCAACTGCCTAGATTTGGCAGAATTCAACCAAGGATTCTTCAAATTAGCTGCACTCATGTTTGCTCCTTATTCTTCTGCTAAGTCACCACGGGCAAATATGGACCCAACATAATCTAGAACATCCCTTGCGGATTGTTCGTTGTATCCATATTCTTTCATCCTCTCAATTATAGCATCAATCTTTTCCTGAATCTTCGGATCAACAACAGAACTTCCAGAAACATGCAAAGCAGATAACTTAATATGATCTTTAGTATCTTCAAACAACTTCATCTCGAAAGCTTTTTTCAGTAAAGGAGAAGAGTCCCAAGCAAAAGTTTTCTTCTTGTGGCTCAATTCACCGATGAAAGCAGCAATCATTCTTCTGAAATCATCGACTGCGTTTTCAGCAACATCAATTTTTGTTTCAATGTTACGCATCAGTCGCTCATCAGGCTGCTCCTCACGGCCAGTATATGGATTCTTTACTTTAGACTTGTTGATATAAGCCATCAAGTTGTCTATATAGTTTGAACAAAGTCTAACAACTGCTTCCTCATCACCCACAAGTGCTTTTTGAACCTCCGCTTTCAGAATCTCATCAAGCTTATTCTTGGCCAAAGTAATACAGTTAGTATACTGTTTAATCTGGTCTTTGTTTGTAATCAAACTATGGTTTTCAAGACCATCCATCAAACTGTTAAGAACCATGAATGGGTTAATGTAATCATGCCTATCAGAAAGGCAATTAGCAATTTTATCTTGCACATACCTTGCGCTAACGCCACCAGCCATACCTTCATCTGGATACTTATCTCTTAGCTCTTTGACAGAGTCTTCGGTCCAGCCGGGGAGCATCTTATCATTGTATAGCTCGGCTTTTTCTACAAGACTTAGCTTACCGTCCTTATCGTCTTGAAGTCGAGTAAGAATTGCCCACAGCGCAGCAACCTCCAAAGTATGAGGTGCTACATGCTGACGAACTTTGCCGTTTGAGTAGTCTTGTTCTAAAACTTTAATTTCGTCATCCCACTTCAATAAATATGGGACATCAATCTTAACAGTTCTGTCTCGCAAAGCTTCCATAAATGGATTGTTTTTGAGTTTTTCAAATTCAGGTTGATTAGTATGGCCAAGAATTGCCATATCAACTCTAATCTGCGAAAACTTTTTGGGTTTGATTTGTCTTTCTTGCGATGCACCCAAAAGGTCATATAGGAAAGCTTGCTCTAATTTGAGCATTTCAATAAATTCAACAACGCCACGGTTACCAACGCATAACTCTCCATCAAAGCTGAAAGCTCTGGGATCGGAGTCGCTTCCAAAATGTGGGATTTTTGCGAAGTTAATGTCACCAGTCAGTTCAGTTGAATCTTGATTCTTTTCATCTTTCGGCTGGAAAGTAGCAATTCCCACTCTATCACTTTCGGAATGTGTCAAGCGAATCACACGAATGTGATTAGTAACGACTTTAAGCCAATCACCATCATACTTCTTTAAAAGCCTTTGCATGAATAGCTTGCACCTTGGGTCAAGCTCTCCATCGACATTCAAAGAATACAAAGTAGCCAAATCTTTTTGGTCTGCTTGATCTCTGTGTATTTTGTTGAGATCAGCTAGCACCTCTTGTCGCATATCCTCTGGCATCAAGCGCAAAGGCTCTTCATGCATAGGGCAGCAGTCAGTATCGGAAGTGTAAATACCATCTTGTCCAGTTGGTAAATTGACCCACTTGAAAGAATACCAAGCTCCCTCATTTGTACGACTATATTTTTCTAACCCTTTTTTAAGCAATCTGCAAATGGTACTCTTGGATGAACCAACAGGACCATGTAGCAAGAGAATTCTTTTTTCTGTACCGTAAAACCCAGCAGCACCTTTAATATGTTTCATAAAACGGTCTAGAGTTTCCTCCAAACCAAAAATAGGAATATCCAGATCGTCAAAAAAGTTGTAATGTGTAAGTATGTTGCGATATCTTTCGACTTCTCTGGTGCCTTTTGCGACAACCATATCATAAAGTCTTTGATATGCAGTTCTTATCAGCTTGGGATTTTCATAACACTTTTCGAGATACTCTTGAAAAGACATCTCTTCATTGATTGCTGCATATTCTGTTTTGTTAAATTTTTGTGCTACTTGTTCGAGTTTGCTCATGTCTTAATCCTCAAATGTGCAAAATTACTCAACTTCTCCAAAGAACTGACCACTTTGAATGTCATCAATCTCACGATATGGTTGGCCACCCACATGTGACGCTTCCTCCGCTTTACGGCGAAGGTCTTGCGCTTGTTCTAAATTATATCCAGCACGATAACCAAAGTTATCAAATTTACTTGTATCTTTCGGATTAGTAAATTTTATGTTGGAAATGAAAGTCACTTGTTGCTTCTTCCTCTTTGACCCACAGGATGGGCAAACAACATCTTTATATTTTCCAGAAGAATCAAAGTTTGTCAATGAGTCGTATTCTTTTTTACATTTCAAACAGGCAAAACTATATGTTGGCATAATTACTCCAAAAAATTAACCGAAGGCATCGGCCTTCGGTTAATAAAGTAAACACAAAAATAATTGTTACTAATTAAAACAATTCGTTTACCATTTTTTTCAGATTCGAATAAATTTTCTTAATGATTGTCAGTTTGTTTTTCGTAGTACGAAACGACCATAGCCAATCTTTACTAGCAACAGATATTGCATCATGTAAAATTTTCTCATCAACATCGCTTCTGAGAATATCTGTCTGCTCTTGCTGTGCCATGATTATTTGATCCTCTATAGGCATGTCCTTTTTCTTTTTCTTGCCAGAATCATCATCAAAACTATCATCAAAAGGAAAATCAAATCTATTTCCCATAATCGGCCTCCCTCATGAGCTAAAAACAATCAATTCATTTTTTCTATCTTTTCATTCGCCCAATCTTGCTGAGTGCCAAAAGTATTTATTAAAACAACGAACACAGATTGTAACAAGATGTTACAATCGGTATTAATTGATATCGTATTTTATATTTTAAACAGGCTTTTTCTTTTTTTATACAGAGGACCGAAGTGTGGACTCACATGTTTAGTCTTTGATCTAGTAATCAAAGCACGATGCGTACTTCTATCCCCACCATGATTATTGAAATTCTTTTCACTTAAAACTAAAAATTCTTTAAATGTCATTGTGCTCCCATGACAAGATTTTGAAGAACCTTTTTTTGCCTTGGGTCTCTAACATATTTGTCAATAGCAAGCTGATTTTTAGGATCAAGCTTCGCTGGTGGCTTTGGAGCATTTGCCTTGGCTGCTTGATTTTTTGCGATATCTCCCAAAGCTTTTGCCATGCCCTGTAAATCAAAAAATGATGCATCTTCATGGTATTGTTCTTGAACCCAATCTTTAAAGTTTTTCATTTAAGAATTCCCTTCACTTTTTGCATCTGTTTCTTTATTTACTAACCAATTAGCAAAATCTAATTTTTTGGATGGCAACGCTATCTTGGTTTTTAATCCAAAGTATCCACGAATTATTTTTGCGACTTGTTTTTGTCCCATAGGTGTCTTAGGGTCTTCGATAACATCATCTAAATCCTTGATTAGCGTGACATCATAAGGCATTGCACATGGGTTTTTGCTTCCGGGTAAGGCTGCTTTGACAGCATCGAGTCCTATCAAACCGCAGTCTCTATAGCCTATATCGTGAGTTTTACATGCTGCATCCACAGGGTTGATTGGGGACTTGGCAAATCCCTTCTCATCATATGGTCCGGGACCACAGAAGTTGCCGTAACGCATAGTTGAAAAATTAAACATACTATATCTATATATTTTGAGGTAAAAATGTTAAACTTTAGAGAATGGGTTTCCTACCATAAAATACTAAATGAAAATTATATTATTGAAGACACAGAAGTAGTATCATTGCCTCCCAAGGTTTTATGGATCACAGGCATGGCAAGCACAGGTGATGGACCAAAATTTCTCAACAACATGGGCTACGACTGTAAAGCGATAAGCACCCTCACAAGTAGAAAAGCTGCGTACATAGGAAGATTTGAGCGCTATGCTTGGGCAAAAATGTTCTTGCAAAAAAAGGCCGAAAAACTTGGCAAGGCTCATATGGCTGCAAATGTTGAAAAACACAATAAAGAAATTGACGAATTTGAACCGGATGTAATTGTTGGAACTAGCCAAGGCGGTGCTGTGGTTATGGAAATTATTGATCAGCATCCAAATGCCAAAGTTGTTTTAGGCAACCCTGCTTGGAAAATCTTCCATGCTGATCCAAGCAAACTACCTCACGATACTATTGTCATAGCTGGCAAAAAGGACTGGACTGTACCATATGATGATTCTGTAGAATTGGCAGAAAAATATGGTCTTGAACTTATTTCATTTGATGGTGGACACTCAGTTCCATGGGCAGAAATCGTAAAACAAGTCAACCGTCAGCTTGTCAGGCTTGGCATCACACCTCCATCAAAACCTATACCTGCTGAGATTTTATCTTGGTGA